TTTGCGGATTTTACGCTTGCGGCGTTGCTGTTGCCATTCTAACTGATCTTCAGTCAAATGTCCAGCTTCCCTGACATTTGTATTTAAACATTTAACATTCGCTAAAGATTTCGCTGTGAATGAGGTATCATCCACTACCAATTGGTTCTCACAACCACATACTTGGGGCTTTCCTGTGCTCTGTATTATTGTGTTGCATACTGTGCATTGTACTCTCATTGTTCTTGTTCCAGTGTCTAATGTTACCTGCAATAATAAAGCAGTTAGTTATTACTAATTGTAAAAAAATAAATGATCTGATGACACATATAATATCATCATACTTTTTAGTTGTACTATCATTGAATGATCCTAAGGTATACTTCCAGACTTTCCAAAATTCCCTCATCAAAAGAATGTAACCTCAGTAAACCTTGTCTTGTCTTTGTACCTATCATCTACAATAGTTTGACCGTGCGGCCATTGACCAGGAAATGCAACCAAACAATTAAATCGATTTAAAATACATAATCGTTCTGTAAACCAAGAAGGATCTTTCCAAGGTATGACATGTTCTGTATCTTTATCTAGTTGTTCCTGTCCTTTTGGTTCTGCACTATAGATACTAGTTCCTGGCGTATGTTGTTCATCAGGATTTAAATAAATTAAAACATTTAATCTACAGTCAACATGAGGTGTCCAAAAATATGGTTGACCAGGATGATCTTGAAGTAATCTAAACTGATTAAACATAGCAATAGGATTCTCATCAAATGCATCGTTCTGTTCTATCTTATAAAATTTAATTAAATTTTTAAAGAGATTTACTCTACATGGATCATGCCTAAGATCAGCATAAGTTTGTCCATCAATAAAATCTTTACCATTTAATCTTTTTTCTCCTGGTGGTTTAAGAGATACCACAGGTAATTGACTTAGATAATTATGAACTCTTTTAGGTCTCTCATAAATGTTATCAACAAATACAATATGAGATCCATTGAAAGGTTGAATAGTAACCTTCCACTTATCATTCATTAAGAAATCATCATACTCAAATAATTCAGGACACTTCATTTGAACATAAATGTATAATTGACACGGCGATTACTATGCCCTGAAAGCATAGAAACACCATTTGTTTTGTGGAAATATTTAGAATCAAAAAGTATGATCCTATTATAGTTATAAGAAATAAGTCTGGGATTAGCACCAGACTCTTTTAAATACTCACTGATACCATCGACATCAGAATTGTATTGATCATAAGTCCAATCTTCAGGTCTTTTCTTATCATATATTATAAGTCCATTACTATTAGGATCATCAATACATTTATTAGGTGTAACCCATAGGTTAACATTAATAACTGCAGGATCTGAATGAGGAGTAACTCCCACACCCTTATTGTCACACACGAAAGCCCAACCTCTATCAAATTCTAAACTATGTAATGGAGAAAATGCTCCATGTATAGCATTAATAACATCAGGTAAAATTGGAAAAGGAAAATTTTCTCTATCAAAATTAATAGAATAATAATCCTTATACTTATCGTCTACTTGAGTATGATTGATTGCTAATTGATGAAGTTCATTAGTAACATCTGTATATAAGAAATCATCTATAACAACATACCCATCTTTATTAATAGTATCAATTAAGTTCATTCTTATTAATACACTTGATAGCAATAGTAAACCTATGATGATCCTTGAATGGAGTAGCTCTATGATTTACAAAGGAACTAAACCTACATAAACTATTTGGTAATGGAGGAACACCTATGATTTTACTATCTAAATCAAACTCAGTCCAACCACCTTGGTTTAAATCATAATCAAAATTAAGTATAGGGTAATAAAGAAATGTCCATTGATCAGAATCTCCTACAGAATCAGTATGGAAGTATGCATTTTCTCTAGGTGAGAATACATTTATATACAAACGATATATTACATAATCATTCCAAAAACCAGGATATTTTTCATGAATATATTTGATGAAATAATTATACACCAACTTACTTTCTTCACTAGTCCGTGCATCTTGTGCTAACTGACTATGATTTGAATCAGCATGATAGATATCACATGCTAATCCAGTAGGAGGTTGCTCCCTGTTATCGGTTTCCCCATAACGATATAAAGCAGTATCCTCACAGAAACCTATTATATTTTCTGCAATGTTTTCAGGAAAGAAATTATCAACCTGTTGTATGCTAGGCTTTGTGTCCATGATATCCTAAGTAGTCAAGTACATGATCTCGAACTTCCATCAATTCATTATAGCACTTTTGATTATGAGCACAAGCACGAAGATCAGTGTCTGGTTTTAAAACAGATTCAATAAAGAGAGTCTTTGCTCTATTAATCTTCTCTTTCTTTTCTTCTGAGAAACCACATCCAGGAGTATACTCCCATCCATGCTCCTTAAGATGCTGCTGCTCTTCAAAGTTTAATCCTGGTGGATAATCAATCATTTGGTGTAATTCTAAAAACTGTAGTGTACCTATAAGTATAAGGTACATTAGGTGCTAACCCTTTATGTGGATGATTTCCAGGAAAAATAAGAACTCTTCCTGGTACATACTCATGCTCTTCAACAACAGTGTCACCATCAACTAGTTGAAACTGTCCACCCCATTCAGGTTTCCACTCACTATTATTCATCAGCATAACAGTGAGTTCATTGTCTTGAGCATCTATATGGGTAGACCCATCCATACCATAGAATTGAAGATTAACATCAATCCTTCTCAAGTATATAGAACAGTTAAATGTGTTCTCAATAATTTCAAAAGCATCAAAAAATTTCTCTGCTTTTTTGTGCAAGAGTTGTACTCTGTTTAAACTACTTCTGACAAATATCTCACTACCAAATAATCTATGCGTACCTTTTCTACCATATGGATGAGAATAAGCATTGGCTATATTATTAGCAGTCACAGGGACTTCATCAACAAGAATGTCTTCTAGTGAAGTAATAAAGGAGAGATCAAAAAGATCATCAATCACATGTGCGATCACGGTCTATCTTATCAAAGAATGCATCAGCGTGAATTAACTCATCAATCAAATGAATCATCTCGCTTATATGTTTTGCTATAAATGGCTTCTCAGTTCTGGCTGCAAATGACAAAGCGTTTCTTAAATTACTTTCTGCCTCACGCATTGAATCTTCTACCTGTTCGGATAATGCCATTAGGTTAATTACTTTTCAGTATTTAGTAAACATTATAAGACCCCTGACTCATAGAGTCAAGGGTCTATTTAAATTTGAATTGAATTAGTGAACTTAAATTAACATCTCCTTGCAAATTCTTTTGCAAGAACTGTGATCGTCTTCGCACTCGATCAAGCAATCAAAGTAGTCGTTGACTAGATTTTCATCTTGCGATGAATCGAATTCCGTCCATTCTGCTAGTTGATTGAATGAAATCGTATTGTGTCCAGACATTTTCCTTAACCTCGTTAACCTTAACCTCATGATGTAGAGAACTCAGGTCATCTTGTTGTCCTTAATTCTATCATTATTTATACAAATATTAGCATTTCAGGACCGGCCAACTTAACAAAAATAAATGCCTACGCACTTCTACCTACTACTGCTTCATAGTCCTTTTGGAATAGTTCTAATCCCTTGTCAGTAAGGATATGATTGTACATCTTTTCAAAGACTGTTGGTGGCATAGTAACTATGTCTGCACCATACTCATAACACTTAGCAACACTATGAGCATCTCTTAGAGAAGCAGCAAGAACCTCTGTCTTAACGAAATGTTCTCTATAAAGATTAACAATCTCTTGGATTAATTTTGGTCCATCAAATGAGTTGTCTTCTACTCTACCAACAAAAGGTGAAACATATGCAGCACCTGCTTTAGCAGCAAGGATTGCCTGAGTCGCAGAGAAGATAAGAGTTACATTAACTCTGATACCTTCATCACTAAGCAACTTACATGCCTTTAAACCAGCAGGAGTACAAGGAACCTTGATAGTAGTACACTCACCAAACTCTTCCTTAAGCCTCTTACCTTCAGACACAAAGACATCAACCTCTTCAGTTACAATCTCCATGCTTATATCAGATACACCATAACCTGCTAGTTCTCTATAAACATCCTCAGGATTTCTACCACTCTTCATAATAAGAGTAGGGTTAGTTGTAATACCATCTATTAATCCAGTGTCAAAATGTTTAACAATGGTTGGTACATCAGCAGTGTCTAAAAAGATTTTCATTTTTGTAATTTAATGTTGAATGCTACAGTTCTTCTTAATTTATCAGATCTATGTATTGTTACTCCATGCAACATGTGCGATGGAAAAAATAATACTTGACCTCTCTTCCCCTTTAAGTGTAACCTACTCTCAGGAAAGAATAATGATCTCCATTCTGCAGACCATTCGGAATGATGTCTATGATGAAAATAGAACTGTCCAAAATCATCTTCAATATCATCCAGAAATATAACTCCAGATAAATCTGAAGGTAAATGATCATGAATTTCTTGGAACCCACCTCTTTTATAAGATGTTCTCCAAATATCATTCATTTGAATTTTGAAAGGAGGACTGGGTAACTCTGAGAAAAATGATTCTATTGAAGGACCAAGTACACCTTGATGCATGGACTCCATTGATAATCTTTCTGCTATTACATTACAACCTTTAGTCCAACCAAATTCTTGATTCTCATGTAGTTCTGCATTTTCAGCAGCACATAATAGTTCTTCCTTATTGGGAGGATCTATAAAAGAATGAAAAGAATTAACGAATGTATTATGTATCATAATAATCCTTACGGTAGTATCTACCGAGGATGTTACTATTATAATAGGCAGGTGTCCCGTCCGTCAAGCTCTCTGTCAGGACATTGTTAAGAAAGAGTTGCCTAGTCTCTTCAAAGTTTACCTTGCCTCCTGTTGGATGCGTTGAGAGGATTTCTCTCTTGAATAACTGGTTCCCAAGTAGTTTTCTATCTGCTTTAAGTTCGTCAGAGCTTCCATAGTATCTCTTCCAGTCACTCTCAGTCGTAACCCTTCTCTTACCACCTCTAGGTTTACGCTTTTGCCAAAAGTATTTGCGTCCGATGTATTGCTTGCCAGTTTGTAGATTTGTAATCCTGTAGACGAAACCGAACTGATCGTTAATGTCGTCAGTAGTAAAAGTTGAACCTTTATAGGTCCAGGGGTTTTCATAATGTCCTTCACCAGTCGATTCCATTTCATGATTTTAGTATTAACTATCTCTATATATCTTCTTACCTTTAACTATCCTACCAGTTCCCTTTGCATCATAAAATTTGACACCTTTAGTCCTCCTATCATGACGAAGATCAGAGCATTGGTCTTTCCAAAATTTTTTCTTCTCTCTATCTTTTAATATCTTCTCTATTTCATCTTCACTCCGCACAGCAAGAACAACTCTTTCCTGTATACACTTTACCACACTTAGAACACTTCTTAGAAGCTTCCCATAGGTT